GGGGCCGTTTCATCATCTTTAAAGAATTCTACTTTTGCTCTTGTTTTCGTATCGGTATCGACATAGATATCAAGGTAGCTAAATAAAGCTTCTTTTCCTTGAGTCATAAAAGGATTCCAGCCAGCCGTTGTTATCGTGATATCAATTGACACTCCGTCATCGGATCCGTCCGTTTCCAATACGTAGATATCGCCAGTTATATTCCCTCCGAGCAATAACTCTTCGTGGCTCTGCCAGAAATAACTAACCAGTGTTTGATTAGCGAAACCTTCAAGCGTTAAATCGAGGCCGTTTGCAGCTGTAAAATCTGCTAGCGTATAATCTGCTCCCGTTCCTCCGAGTCCTAGGCAATTCATGGCTATGGAATATGAGGTGAAGGCCTTAGACTCCTCATCGAAGATTAAAACAGCCGAATTTTCGTCTTGTTCTACTTCAGGGTATAGCATCCACGTACGGCGTTCGGCGTAACTCCGTACTGCAAAAACTTTCTCGAATTGATCAACATTGATATTGTCTGATACGAAATCTTTTATTCTTTCATCAATCCGTTGCGTCTGTGCCCCATCTGTACCCGTAATCCCTCGTATACCCATTGATAAAACGTAATCGTCATATCCTACGGTAGCCATTTTTCCATCAGAGGCTCTAAAATCATTGAGTTTGACCCATCGAAAAGGCTGAGCTGGATCAGATATAGGCTGAAGAGCCCATACGGAATTTGTAAAAAAGACGATTATTTGATCTTGTAGACACCGAGCACTGATAATCTGATCTCCTGTAGGAGCGTCTACATAACCGCCACCACCTGGTATCACGTCGTTCCAGTTGCTAGGGCCCTGAGCCTGGCACCATCTAGCTCTTTGAGGATGATTTACTATAATTCCACCGTCTAATTCATACGTATTTAGAGCAACCAGTCTCTCTCGAGCACTAAAAAGCAATCTAGCACCGTATAAATTTCTAGCAACACCTAGCGAAGGGATAAAAGCCACTGTCTGATATCCTGTACCTGATGATTCATAGTATCGAATACCATTCAAAGTTCCGTTATATGGTTGGCCATTTGTAAAATATAGCCTATTAACCAAACTTGAGCTTTGTAAGTTTATCGCCCAAATGAAATCGGAATCGGTCCCGTTCATAATGTCGACTTGATCGAGTGCAAAAAAGCTTTTATCGGTGTCTACATACACAGAGGCTCGAGTACTACCGAAAACAAGCAATTCTTTTGTTCCATCAGATTTTACAAACTGATAAATCCCCATGACTCGATCGGTTAAATTTATCAATTTTGCAGTCGTACCACCGCCACCATATACACCATAGCCTAGTGTGTTGACACCGATTGAAAATTTCGTTGGCGTCATCATTATGACTTTAAAATATAGACCGTTTACTTGAGTCATTCCGACTACATCGACGATAAATACCCAATCATCAGTGACCAAACCATGAGGAGCCGCTGTTGTGACAACACCGATTACGGCATTCGTAATTCCTGAAATATTTACTTTAGTATCGCGAGTCTTAAGATGGCCAAATTTCCTATATCCATTTCTTTTTTCAACAAAACCGTTATAGACGTGTACGTTATTGGCTTCATAAAATGAGTCTGCTGGCGATTGCCAGCTCTCTGTGTCGGTATCTAGACCTGTTTGAAATGGTGCTATCAGCGACGGATCTAAACTCATATTTAGCCTTGTGGTCCAATAGCCATCCAATAAAAATCTCTTGCTACTGATGATGTATTTCTAATCGTAAAGTCATGTGCTTGTAGCGTATGCACATGACCAGTAACAAGAGCCCCGCCATTATGGCGTCCAGTAATTTGAACGGAATAAACTGCCGCTGCCATCCATGCCGGTAAATTAACAATTAAATCAGCATTAGACGCTATTGCCGCTGTCTGTCCCCACTCTAAAAGCATCCCACCAGGCAAAAACGTATATCCAGTGGCGTTTCTAGATGGTGCGATGGAACATGTCAATTGAGAGACTCTGGAATTTTGATCAATCCCATATAGTTGAGGACTACCGGCCGTGTCTTGCTTACAGTACAGGATATACGTATTTGCAACTGCTGCCGGATCGTTTGGCACGCCTAGAGGTGTACGATTATTGTAATTGACTGCCTTTGGTTTAAAAGAAGCCTCTCCGTCTTCAATTGCCACCCAATTTGGTCGAATTACAACCCCAACGTTGCGTAGTTTTGTCGTATTTGTCGGTTGTGTTGAGTCGTAGGCCATTTAGAACCTCTTAAAAGCTTGGTTTTGCTCTAACATTGAGTAAATTTTGCGATGTGCGATTCATTACATAGGATATTTGCTCTTTATATAGAGCTGTAACCTCTTCGTATGCATCAGTCTCTCCGTAGTCTACGTGCAGATCTCGAGCTGTACCATACGCGATACAAGGCCCCCATTGGTCAAGGAGTGGTCTATCAGTTGATAGAGTAAAAGGAGCTAGTTTTGTGTAGGCTTTGACCCTAAATCTATATGCGGTATCGGGAACCGTGGAAAACTGAAATTGATTGTTATAATACAAAACTGATCTAGGTTTTCCCGCTGTGAACCCGGTGTACGACAGGTATATGTTTTGCCCAGAATCAGGAGCTGTCATGAAATTTGCGACGATGACACCTCCGTTGTACGTTATCGTGGCAACACCACCTAAAGTGCCAGTAATGATTACAGGAGAATTTGCCCATGTCTTATTGGTATCGACAAATGTTTCTGTGTTGTCGGTAATTACCGTTGTCCCTGGATAGATTAATGGTGAGGCGATTGTTGTAGCAAAAATTGCCGTGATACCATCACCTACCCAAGGAACAGAAGTGACAACGCTCATTGGGTTACATGCAAAAAATTCTGCTGGATCTTGAAACCACTCGATAAGCTGAGAATCAAGTGTTGCCGGTGGTTCAAAATTCGTGAACATATCGGGTGAATCGTAGTACGGCTCGTTTGTAGTTGTCACAAACTCGTAGTAGGTGTGGTTTCTATCGAGTTTGACCTCTGCTGGAAACGTATATTGATAAAATTTATTCACACGATCTAGCAATTCATCATCAGAAAGCTCCATACTGGACAGTCGACCCGTCACTTGGCGAATTTTCTTTTTGATGTCTGCAAATGTCCACGTTGACATAATCACCTGCACAAAAAACTACGAAATTTAGGCACGTTCTTCTCATCTATACAAAAACAGGGCGCATCTGGAACCGAGACTTGATTCCCTTAAGCGTTTTTACCATGGCCCCTGCACCGTTAGACTTCCACCAATATATAGGAGTTGTACAAGATTCAAGGTGTCTAGCTACATGACGGGGAACCTTATATTTTTCACCGTGCTTTAACGTAAAGGTGAAGTTGTTTTTAGTGGATCCATAAGGAAATTGGATTGTCACCCCTGGCTCTTCACTATTGTAAAACTCATATTCACAAATTTCTTTAAGATGCTTCTCTTCTTTTTCATTAGCTGGAGGTTTCCCGATGATTGGAAGGGTTGCTATTTTTGTCGGGTCCATTACCTTTTCTAATGCCATAAATACTCTTCCTTAAATGATTGTAGGGGGGATTTTAACCCCCCGTACAAAATTAATGTTATACTACACAGTTTTTGCCCTTAACAACTGCCGTCATTACGGCGTTGCCAGCCCCAACGGCTGCGGTGCCAATGGTAATTCCACGGATTGCGAAGTTTTGTGTCGGTATAGGAGCTCCTGTTGAGTCCTTTACACGCACTACAGTACCACCAGAGACGTAAACAGCAAGAGCGGCTGTGGTGGTAGTTAATGTGATAGCTGTAGCTGTCACAGAGGCTACGACATACTGTCCGTTGAGGGTTGCAGCCGACATATCATCAGCTAGGCCAACAACGTTTATTGTATCACCGGCTACGATCCCACATTGTGCGATGTAGTCCGCTGTGATAACGCCAGGGTTGGCATTCGTGAAGGCTGAAATTGCAGCCCCAAAGACCCCATCTTGAGCTAACGGCGTAAAACCGTTTGCTGCATCGACAGTACCAGCGTCAACATGGATATCAGTTCCTGATAGCATTTGATCGTTCCAATACCATTGACCGCCGTTTGTGGTATCGGTAGTGGTTACTTCTGCTACAGCAAAGCCAACACTTTCATTTCTTGCGACTGCTCCAGCTGGATTTGTCCATTTAATCGTTTTCATTTGACTCATATACAATTTCCTTAATTTTAGTTGTTAAAGTTATGAGTGGGTCGCCATTAAGTCCATCATGTATGAGTCATTTAAAATTCGGCATACAAAGGGGTGCGACCATCCGACACTTCCTCTTTGATCCAATGGATCGGCCGAACCAGCAGACCCAAGTTGTTTAACTGTGAATTTCCCAGATTCTGAACCCAGATGCACCATTGCGTAGGCTTCTTTGGCAACGATAATGTTATTAAATACTGGAGGAGTTGCACCAGATACACTCGCTACAGAGCTATAAAGCCAACGTACGTTCCCAGTATTTCCCCATTCCCCATCTTGTACAGGCTCCTGAGAGCTATAATTAGCAGTTGCAACAAAATTTGAAACTGATTCTAGATCGTCTAGAAGGTCGGTATGAATCATACCCCAGAAACTTGGACGAATTGGAGCAGTTGCAAAAGCATTGGTTCCTTTGATGACTTCCGTAATCATTTGAGCATCATTTGAGAGCAATGTTTTTGTAGCTGCGTCGATATCCGCCTTAGTGAGCTCTGTTGGAGTTCCAAGATTTACCCCGTTGCTGCAAAGCAATACCGAGGATGTACTTACAAGCACATCACGGGTAATTTCATCGATTGTTTGGCCCATATTTTGA